CACATGTCACTCACCACATTGAGTAGGACCCGTTTCTCTTATCGTAAGAACCCTGAGACTGCTGCAGACTGGACTCTAACTACGTCACTCCAAAGCGGATTGGCGTCGGAAGATTCTAAGTCTGTATTAGCGAAGGGAACTAAAATAGGGGATTGGCGGAATCCCACTCCGTATAGCCGACTAGTTCGTCGGTTCTCGGGTGTTGAAGCCGTTACAGAAACCAGGCAAAGGTTCGGTTCGAACCCTTACCAGAGATTTAGAACCTCTGGTGCCTGGAGCCATAATAACGGCGGTGATTATCCCAGCCTTCCTGCCTTCCCCCCGAATCTTCGGGGTCGGGCAGTTAATGAAGCGTTAAACTCCCTAAAGGAGCAGAAACTTAATCTCGCCGTTGCTTTTGGTGAGAGAAAAGAGACTGCACGCTTTGTTAGTGAAACCTTGCAGGATGCTGTAGGGTTGATGAAGGCTGTTCGGAAGAAGGACATAAAGGCTCTTTATCAGAGGCTGAAGTCCCGGCGTAAGCGGCAGCGATATGCGAAAGAGGCCCTTGAAAAGGCTATCTCCGCACCATCGCAGCTGGTCTTGAAGAACTCCTATGCCGTAGGTCCATTAATGCAGGACATTTACGGTGGAGTCGAGCTCCTTAATGAAAGGGATCTGGCTGATCCAAAACGTTACGGAGTCGGTGTCAAAAAGCATGTCCGAGAAAAGATCTATGGGGAAGTTGAACTCTCCCATGGATTTGGTCAAGGAACCGGCTTTGCGATCCGTCAAGACACGGGTATGCATGGGTGCATGGTCCGATTGGACTATTACCTTGAAAACCCGCTGCTCAGAACCCTAGCTCAACTGGGTGTAACTAATCCGGCTGAGCTTGCTTGGGAACTGATTCCGTTTAGCTTCGTGGCCGATTGGGTTCTCCCGATCGGGTCCTACTTAGGGGCGCTTGATGCGACACTTGGTCTGAGTTTTAGATCCGGCACTCGCAGCGAGATCACGAGATTGACCCATAAATGGCTCGGTTCGTCTAAACCTTATGTCCACCTAAGTGGCTGGTTTGGTGATCAAATCACCAACATAGTCACTGGAAGTGGAAAGCAGGTTAAGCTTGATCGAACTGTTTATGCTACCAGCCCAGGCCCGGTGTTCCCATCTTTTAAGAACCCCGCAAGCCTGTCACACGCACTGAACGCGCTTTCGCTCGTTCAGCAATTACTCAAATCCTAAAAGGATAGAATATGGCAGCTCATGCCAGCTTTATTGCCGCGGACAACGTCCCGGCTAACCATACCTTCACCCGTGTCGATATCGACGGCCAGCAAGTTCGCTTTCAGGAGCGCACCGGTACTTCCTCGCTTGCGTGGAAGAACTGGTTCAGTTCCATCCGAGCTCCTCTTGCTGGTAACGGGCCGAAGGTGTACAAAGTCGTCGAGCGCTTCACGATGCCGATTACGGCTGACGAGACGATCAACGGCGTTACCGTTCCGAAGAAGGTTCGTGAGTATGTGGCTGAAACCACTTACACGATCCCTGCGGACGGTACCGATGCGGAACGTCAAATGTTCGAGACGATCTACCGCAATGGCCTGGGTAGTACTACCATCCAGGACCAGACTCGCAACCTGCTTCCCCTCAATGGACCCTAATCGGGTTCTTCGAGTCAGCAGGCTCTTAGCGCTGCTTTCAACTGTTGTTGAAAGTATTGTTCTCTTTTTGAGGAGTAACAAAAATGAAGTTCACAACCCTAACCGTAACGAAGATCGCTCGGAATGAGTTCCTCATAGAACTGGACGAAAGCACTTCATATTCTGGTTTAATACAACACTCCAGGAAATGGAGAGCTCATGTTCACTCTATTGATGATACTCAAACCGTTCTATCTGCGTTCCCGAATCGGGATTGTCAACGCATTGGCACTTCGACGCGAGCAGCGAACCGCTTCCGGTCTACCAAGATCGGAGACCTCTGTTTCACCGTTAGGTGGGACGGGGGTGCGGGACGTTATCCTGGTATGCAAGACGCAGTGGAGGGAGGTTATCTCCCTCCGGCGGGTTGCACCTGGGACCTTGTTCCTTTTAGCTTTCAGCTTGACACTGTTTACCAATGGGCTTTACGCCGATCCGGTAGGTCGTGTTCAAGCGTCGAGCAAGGAGAAGGCTGATGGCCGGCGGTGTTACGTTTTCGAAACAGCGTCAGTCACATGTGGAGACCATAGGCCTTGCCGAGCGTATTTATTGCTCGAAGAGGTCCGAGCTGAGCTCTTACCTGAGCTCCCACCTCGGTGGGACAGGCAAAGAGATTGTCTCTGCTTCCGTGATCCCGAAGGATTATGGAAATGCGTACGACTTTTCTGGAGACTACCTCTGTGCAGAATTGATGTCGAAGTACCCTTCATGGGACCTCGGCATCGATCGTGCTGGGGTAGCTTTACAGAAATTCAGCTCGTCTGAACTTCAATGCTCAGCCGCTAACAGGCGCCTAGTAGATCTCGGTGCGAACAGTTTACTTACTGTTCGCACAATGCGTATCCTTGAGGATGCGCGTTGGAAAATCCTCGATCTGCTTGGTCCATTTAGTTGGCTGGAGGCTGCGAAGCACTTCAGACATGGTCCCGGCGCCACTACCTCTAAAGGTAGGAAGCATCGAGACTTGTACTATAAAATAAGGGACTTCCGTCCTAATTGTAGTTATACCTTGGTACCGATCCTCAACTTACTCAGGTGTATAGATCCTTTATGGGATTTTGAGCCTGAGGTGGTTGGGGGGAGCAAGGTAGTCACCGTGCCAAAGTCAGCCAAGACGGACCGCACAATCTGTATTGAACCTGACCTGAATGTCATGGTTCAGTTAGGGATTGGGCGCTGCATTCGTACAAGGCTGAGGAGAGTGGGACTGCTCTTCCCAAATAGTCAGGAGGTGAATAACCTCGCGGCTCGGGAAGGAAGTATCACTGGGCAACTTGCAACAGTTGACCTGTCATCGGCATCCGACACCATCTCGAAAGAGCTGGTGCGAGCGCTGATGCCTCACGATTGGCTCCAGGCCCTTGAGCAGGCCAGGACTCCAGTCGCACTTCTTGGAGGGGTTGGTATCCCTCTTGAGAAGTTCTCTGCAATGGGTAACGGTTACACGTTTGAACTAGAAACCCTGATTTTTTGGGCTATAGCAAAGACTGTTGTTGCTGCCTGTTCAGAGTGGAATCAACGCGTTCTCGTCTATGGTGATGACATCATCATTGATGTACGAGCAGTCAGCCTCCTTCAGGAGGTGTTTGCAGAAGTAGGATTCACGATGAATCCAGAAAAAAACTTTTGCAGACGGACCGTTTCGTGAAAGCTGTGGTAAACACTACTTTCATGGCGTTGATGTAACTCCTTTCTATCTGCGTAAAGAGTTAAGGTCCCCGCTAGAATGGATGTGGGCCGCGAACACTGTTCGCCGCTACGCCCGTTATAGCGTATGGGGACTTGACTCGGACTTTAAGGACGCGTATGAGTATGCGCGTAACAAGGTCCCACAGAGCCAAAGGGTAGTAATACCCGATGGTTACGGCGATGGTGGTCTCATCGGTGATTTTGATGAGGCCTGCCCTCAACGTGCTCCCCACGGCATCGAAGGGTGGCGGTACAGGAGTCTTTCATCCCGTACTGTTTCCCAAGATGTTCGCGGGCTACCCCGAATAGCTAAATCGCTATATCAGTTAGGGGTAGGAGCGGAGGAGTCGGGTAAGGAATTGATTAAACCTTACCTGCAAATGAAACCCTCTGCTGGAGCGCTTGCATTAGAGCGTGACGACGTTACAGAATCGTCCGTTCCCTATCGCACGCGCTATCAGTGGACGGATAACATTTGTTCACGGTGGCCTTCTTACGGCCCTTGGCTGTAAGTCGTATTCGGGCGTCCTGCCCTGGGG